GACAATGACGAATTTTTTAAATTCAAATATCACGGACAATGAAAAAATCGATGGTGAACAAAAAAGTTTCAAATACAAAAACAAAGAATATTTTTTTCCAAAATCTAAAATGACGGAATCAACGTTCGGTGATTTTATAGAAACGGCGCAATTGGATATGTTAACCGAAAAAAACAAGGCGGGAAAATTTGGAGTGATCGCGGAACAAATGGCGATTCTTTGTCGTGAAGTTGGCGAAGTTTATAACGAACAAAAGGTTTTGAAAAAATCAAAGTTGTTCAAAGGTTTGACAATGGACGTTGTTTGGAATTTCGTTTTTTTTTTGACGAAACAAACAAACATTTACAAGAAAAATTCCCGAACGTATTTAAAAGCGGAATCAGAAACGAAAACCGACACGCAACAAAAAATTGGGAAATTATGAAACCATATGGTTGGTTAAACACATTGTATGACGTTGCAAACACGGGGTTGTTTACAAAGCACCCAAACAACGCGATTGATTCAGTAAGGGCGGAAAATTTATTTGTCGTGTTCACTTATTTGTCGTGGAAGTCCGCACACAATGAATATGAATCCGAAGTTCGCAAATCGGTTGACGCGGAATCAAGACAAAAGGCAAACGCAAAACGAAATAATAAAAGATAAAAAAATGAGTGCAATAACAAATTCAAATTTAATTGTTGATCAAATGAAATCATATTGGAATTTGACAACAACGGGGGGACAATTTTATTTTGGTTATCCATCGGAAGTTGACAACATACACAACAAACAATTCCCGTTAATGATTATGAACCCGCCAACAATGACATTGTCCGCGACAAATTACAATTCAAACGTTGTTGATATGAAATCAAATTGGACATTTACGATTTACAACAATCTCCCGTCAACATATAATGTGACGGACGACACAAAGATTTTGGAATTATGGGACACAATGGAAAATCAATGTTTGTTTTGGTTGCAATCGTGGTGGGGACATTTTACGTCGCAAGGAATTGATTTTGTTATGACAACACCGATTCAAATTGTTAGATTAAAAGAATCAACCAACGATCGTTTGTTGGGAATAAAAGTCACAATGGGTTTTGATTTTTTCAGATATTGCAATTTTAATAATTTATAAAAAATGAATTTACAACCGATCAACAACATTGCAACACAAATACAAATCATTTTAGGTTTGGAATTATTGGCGTTGAAACGTAACGCGTCGGGCGCGTTGACAAATTCGTTGTCACATCAAATTATCCCACAAGGTGAATTCGGTTTTAATATGCAAATAATGGGATTGGATTATTGGCGTGTTGTTGAATATGGAGTGAACGCAAACAATATTCCGTATGACGCACGAACACGAACGGGTGCGGAAAATTCCGAATACATAGCGGGATTAATGAAATGGATTCAAGACAAAGGGATTTCAAGTGACAACGACGTGATTCGTGGAATGGCGTTCGCAATAGCAACAAAACAAACGGCAACGTCACGTGGTGGTTTTGGTTTGGGAAATCCAATGGACAAACAAAAATTGGGATTCGTTAGAAAATCACAACCAAAGATCAACAAAGAATTGGAAAAAATAACACAAATTTATCAATCGGAAGTTGTCAAAATAATTGGTGACACATTCCAACCAAACATTCAAATTATTATTTAATATGGCAATAATTATACAACGTAAACCATTAACAAATTATTTGACGTCAACATTAGTTCCGTTACTTTTTCAAGTATTTGAAAACACGGCGGACACAACAAACATTGTTGCGCGTTGTTACAAAATAGATCAAAACACGGGTGTTGAAACGTCATTGGGCGGAAAATTTAGGTTGGCAAATGTCCCGAATATAAATTATACTTATCAATTTGACGCGTCCGAAGTATTCAACAATTTGACAAAATACACGTTGTTTGATATGCCGAACAATCAACAATTGGGAAACAATAGTGGTGCGCCGAATTTATACAAAGTTTGGCAAGACGTCGCGTCATTTAAAGTTGTTGTAAAATTTCAACGTGAATATTTAGACGCAACAACGGGTTTAATTGTTTTAGATCCAACCGAAGTTTCGTCAAGTATTTTTTATGTTCACGAAGGCGTCCCCGATCGTCGATGGTTGACACAACGTGTTCGATCGAATGGTTCGGGCGGATCAATATTCAATTTTTTTCAATTCAAATATGAATCCGACGTTACGCGCAAAAGATGGTTCACAAATTATCCGATTCAATATAATTCGGGCGCATATCAAAGTTTTGTCAACATTCACGAAGAAGAACAATATATGTTAATGTTTTACGGCAATCAACAAGGCGCGGGGGAAATAAGAATTCGAACATATGGAAAACCCAACGGCGAAGGCGTAGTATTGGGAACACACGCAATCACAACAACATCAAGTGAAAAAAACGTGTCCACAACGTGTGTTGGATTCCGTGACATTGTTAATGGATTCACCGCAAATGTGGGAACGGAAGGTGGAAATTTTGCAAACGTCGTTTCTTATGTGGTTGATTATTTAATCAACGCGGGTGGTGGGATTTCTACATTTACGGCGACGGAATATGTTTTTAATGTTGATCGCGGTTGTTTAAAAAACAAAGGATATTTAAGATTTTGTTTCAAAAATTCAATGGGCGGTTATGATATGGTTTCGTCAACGGGAAAATATAAAGAAGGAACAAAAAACAAATTTCAAAATTTTGAACAAACATTAGGTTACGAAAATTGGAAAACACCGATGGCGTTTGGAAATTCAAATTGGGCGAATGAATCAATCACCGAATATTCAGTTAGCACACAATTTATGAAACCCGAATATGCAAAGCATTTTTCGGAAATGTTTTCGTCAACACAAGTTTATTTAAGAGTTCCGAACGATGGATTTTTGCAAGTTTCAAACAATGAAGTTGCAAATTCAAACCGCGAACAACCATATTATTTTGTTCCAATTGTTATAACACCCGCAACCGCCGTGTTTGACGAAACGACGGATAATTTAACACAATTGAAATTCAAATTTACAAGGGCGGTAAACCAAAGACAACCACGTTATTAAAACAAAAAAGAAATGGCGCAATACACACCAAACATTCAATTTATAATTAAAAAATCCAATCGTGACATTTACGATTTGGATATTACAAAAATAACGGATTTTCCGTTGGCGTTAACTTATTCAATTAAGGACGTCCAAGATCCGTCGTCATCAAAAGGTTCATTTTCAAAAACATTTTCGATTCCCGCAACAAAAAACAATAATACAATTTTGCAAATGTTGTTTTCGGATTCACTTTATGATTCGTTCCAATATATCGAAGATTATGACGCCCAAATTTTTATTGACGGATTAATTGTTTTGCAAGGTAAATTCCAAGTCAAAGGAACAACATATAAAGGACACCCGAAATCGTATGAATGCAATGTTTATGGTGAAAATTTTAAATGGGTGAACGCGTTATCGTCATTGAATTTGTGTGACATAGATTTTACGGCGGGAAACTTTTTTCCAAACGCACCCGCAACGGCAACGTTCGGACGTCAAGCAATTGAAAACACGTGGAAATTTGGACAAGCGGGGGAAACAATAAGTGGTGTTCAAACGCACATTGTTTATCCATTAGTAAACACGGGAAAATGGAATTATACGGACGGCGGAACGGCGTTTGTTAGTCCGTCGGATATGACACCCGCATTTTATTTTTATAATATGATAAAGTGCATTTTTGCACAACAAGGTTACACGTTGGATTCCGTATTTTTTGAAACGGAATGGTTCAAACGTTTGGTGTCTTTTTTGCCAAAAGAAGATTTCGTTAATCCCGACACATTAATTTCAGATTATTCGTTCGAATATCAAAACGGAACACCAACGGATTGGAAAACGCCGTTGAATTATAATGATCCGACATCGTCAAACAATTGCGGTGCGGTTGTTGGGAATAATTGGCACGGGCAAATGACAAATTTAACATTAGTTTGTCCGACGTGTGATCCACAAGGTTTGATCACAACACAACAATTGACACCAAATTTTGACGTGTTAAGTCCGTATAATTTTATGGGCGCGTCATCGGTTGCATTGCCAACGTTGGCGGGTTGGTATTGGGGGTGTTATGGTGAAGGGAATTCATCGTTTGGACGTTTGGCGTGGAATCGTCCGAATCCGTGTGGTGGCGGAAATCAAATTGTTGGTATGGATTGGAGTTGTGTTTCTTGTGATATTACACAAGGGAATTCGACACAATCCATTCAATTAGACACATCAACATTCCAAACAAATTTTTTGGGGACATACGAATTCAACGGATCAATGGAATTGGAAATGAACAACGCATATGAATTGAACGATCCCGTGTCACCTTTTGATTTACCAACGAACGCGGGTGGTGGTGTGCAATCACTTTACACACAAGGAACGGGCGAAGGTGGGACGACGGCGGATTGTATTTCGGGCGGACAAGATCCCGACGGAACATTTGAAACATATAAAAAAGGAATGACATATGTTTTCAATGTTTATTTAATTCATTACAAACATTCAACGGGAAAATATCACGTTGTTTCTTCACAAAGTGATCGAAAATATAATCCAAACAATCCAAGCGCACCCGCATATTATTGTGATTCATACCCATTGGGAAACACAAATTTAAAATCGACATTAGGATTTGTTGGTGTTCAATTAGATATTTTACACGCCAACGACAAAGTGTTTGCATATGGTGAAGTTCAATGTGAAAAATGGGAATATGCGGACGCAACATTTTTTGGATATGAAAAAGTTGTTGGATTAACACAAATGAAATATAAGTGTAATCGACAATATTTCAAAGGAAATTTGACGTCATCATTAATTGACGGCGGGGACATTTCGTTGGCGCAAATTTTGCCGTGTGACATTACACAATTAAGTTGGATCAATGGTTTAACGGGATTGTTCAATTTAATGTGGGAATCGGACGAAATCGCAAAGACAATAAAAGTTGAACCGCGCGATATGTTTTTCAATCCAATTTCAAACGCGATTGAATGGACGGACAAATTAGACGAATCAACGGATCAAAAGAACGAATATTTATACGACGCATTAAAACGGAATTTGTGTTTCACATATGAAAATGACGGAACGGACGGATTTGTTGAAGAACGAAACCGAAGGAAAGGGCAAAAATGTGAATTGGGATCGGAGACATTGAATTTGGGTGAATTGTATATTAATGAAGAACAAAAGATTGGATCGGAATTTTATTCGCCAACATATATGTTTTACGACAAAACGATTTCAAATAATAATGGAACATATAAAGTTCCGTTCGTTCCCGTGATTCATTCGGATTATTCCGCAATTTGGGGTGCGACAACAAACGCGGATTTGCCCGAAAAAAACAATGAATATTCGCCACGAATTTTGTGTTGGTATGGATTGCAACCATTAAACCAAGAAGACGGAATCACAAATTCAAATGTTTGGCGTTGGGGTTACGACAACAATTCGTCACCATATACAAACGAAACCGAATATCCATTCGCGGGTGTTTATTCGGATCAAGTCGGTTCGTTGGGTGGGACATTGACAATCAATGGTGTTGATTATGACGCGCCGTCATTATATTTTGAAAATTCAGAAATCAACGCGGTTTCAACCGCACCGCCATATGACGTGACGTCGGGATTATATGAAATGTTTTGGGAAAACAATATTTTGTCATTGATCGAACGTCCAATAATTAAAAAAGCGTTGTTCAAATTAACCGCAAAAGACATTTCGGAATTAGATTTCAAAAAATTAATTCATATACAAGGGAAACAATCGGACACATATTGGATATTAAACAAAATCACGGATTTTCAAGCGGGACAAAATAAATTGACACAAGTTGAATTATACGAATTTAACAATGTTCGTCCGAGTAAAATTAAATTTCCATATATCAATCAAGGTTGGGGACATAACAACACGCACCAATGGACGGATCACGTGGCGGAATTGGTTAATCACGGAATCACAAAAGTTCCGAACAACGAATTAATCACGTCGGGAAATTTGGGTGTGTATAGTCCAACAAAAATTCCATTACTTAACGTCGGCGTCCAATCGGATTCGTTGCCAAACAAAGTGAATAAATTTATTGACAACAATTATTTTGACGACGGCGGAAAATTAATTTCAAACGGATTTTTAAATTCGTCAAATATTGGAAAAAACAACAACATCAATGTTGGTTCAATTTCAATTGGAAATAATATTAAAAACACAAAAAGTAATCAAATTATTTTGGGTGAAGGTAACAACGTAAATTCGAATTTGCCGTTTGCAATAACACAAAACAATTCAACCGCATTTGCCGTTGACACAACGGGAATGATCAAAGAAGGTGGCGGGGGAAATGTTTATTATGAAGACGCAACAACGGGTGAATTCAAAGAAGTTATGACGGGCGTTCCAATTGGTGTTCCTTTTGCATTGGGCGATCGTGTTAAAAATGGAAATTTTGAAAACAATTCAAATTGGGGGGGAACAAATTTCACAATTGCAAACAACACCGCAACAATAAATGTTCCCACAAATGGTGCGTTTTCATATTTTGTTCAATCGATTGAATATATTGTCGGCGACGAATACACATTGAAAGTTTCATTTAATGGAACGGCGGGTTCGGTTTGGCGTTGGCAAGACAACACAAGCGACACGGGCGGATTAAAAGTTGGACAAACACGAACAACATTGACGGGATCACCACAAACCGCCGAATTTGTTTTTCAACCAAACGCAAATTCAAATGTGATTGCAACGGCAAGAAGTGGAACGGGCGGAAATTATAACATTGTTGTTTCAAAAATTGAAGTGATAAACAACCGAACACAAAAAAAACATTATACACGATTAGTAATATTTGATCAACAAACAACATTTTAAATATGACAACGATTAGCACAATATTAGACATTCAAGTCACGGGGACGGATAAAATGGCGCAATTAAAAAACGCGATCGATAACACGTCCGCAGAATTAAAGCAATTTAAAAGTGAAGGGCAACGAACGGGTGAAACATTAAAAGAATACAACGCCCGTGTTGTAACGGCGGAAACAAAATTAAAAGGATTACGCGGTGAATTGAACAAAGGCAAAACCGAATTAATAAAAAACGCAAAAGCCGTAAACGCAACCGATAAATCTTATAATTCATTAACCGCACAAAACGCGAAGTTGTCCGCACAATTACGGAAATTGTCCGATCCGTTAGGTAAAAACAAAGCGGAATTCGAAAAATTAAGTGCAAAAATAAAAGTCAACACCACATCGTTAAAAGCGATGGACGCGCAAATGGGACGAAACCAAAGGAACGTCGGAAATTATAAACAAGCGATCACAAGTGTTGCAACGGCGGTTGGTGGTGCGATTATAGCATTCAAAACATTTCAACGTGTGTTGGGAACGTTTGTCGATTTTGAATTTCAAATGAAACAAGTTGGTGTTATTAGTGGCGCAACCGCCGAAGAATTAGAATTATTGTCGAATAGCGCAAAAGAATTGGGCGCAACAACCGCGTTCACGGCGGGTGAGGTTGCGGGATTACAAAAGGAATTGGCAAAGTTGGGTTTTGATCCAACCGAAATTGAAGCAATGACGGGTGCGACATTGGATTTGGCATTTGCATTTGGAAACGATATTGCGGAAACGGGGGAAATTGTCGGTGTTGTTTTAAATTCTTATAAATTAGAAGCGTCCGAAGCAACAAGGGTGACGGACGTTTTGGCGTCGGCGTTTAGTTCAACGGCGTTGGATTTACAAAAATTTAATGTTGCATTTCCAAAAGTTGGTGCGATTGCGTCACAATTGGGTTTTAGTTTAGAAGGAACAACCGCGTTGTTGGGTGAGTTAGCAAATTCGGGATTGGAAGCGTCAACGGCGGGAACATCGTTAAGATCAATATTTTTAAAATTAGCGGATTCGAATTCGGCATTATCACAAGCGTTTGGGGGATCGGTTACGTCAATTGATACATTGTTACCCGCATTGAATGATTTGTTCGAAAGTGGCGCGAACGTCGAAGAAATGTTAGGTTTAACGGACAAACGTTCGGTTACGGCATTCGCAACGTTAGCAAGTGGCGCAAAACAAGTTTCAGTTTTAACGGATTCATTAGAAAATTCGGCGGGAACGGCAAAAGAATTTGCGGACGTTATGCGTGATTCATTGAAAGGATCATTGGACGAAGCGTCGTCAAGTGCAAACGGATTTGTGATTGAATTGTTCGAAGCATTAGCACCCGCAATTGAATTAATCGTTGACGGGATTTCTTTATTGTTTAACGCATTGCGAACATTAATTGAAAATTTCAAAGCAATTGCAATTGGTGTTGGTGCATATACGGCGGTTGTTATCGCGTCAACAATTGCACAACAAGGATTCACCGCGTCAATATTAAAATCGGGATTTGTCACAAAGGCGTGGAATTTAATTGTTAAGGGTGCAAGGGCATTACAAGTGGCGTGGAATTTTGCAATGAAAGCAAATCCAATTGGATTGTTGGTTGGCGCATTAGCAACGGGAATTGCAATTTTAATGTCGTGGAACGATGAAACGGAAGACGGCGCGAAAATTCAAAAGGAATCAAACGTTGAAACCAAAAAAACAATTGGGTTGGAATCTAAATTGTCGGACATAAGAAAAAAGAACGGCAAACAACAAGCGGACGAAATCGCACGATTAAAAGCATTATCGGGACAAATCAAAAACGCAAATTTAGATTTAAAAGAACGTGAAAAAGCATTAAACGAATTTAACAAATTAGCGGGAACAAACATTTCAAATTTACAAGACGAAAAAACAATTGTTGCACAATTGGAATCGAGTTATAAAAATGCGGTTGACGCAATCAAAAGAAAAATCGTTTTACAAGCGTCCGAAGAATCAATCACGGAATTAATAAAAGAACAAGTCATTGCGGAAAAAGAATTGGCAAAAGCAAAAGAAGAAGCAATCGCACCAAATGAAACATTGTTAAAAATAAACAATGACATATTAAAGTTGGACGAAGAACGACAAAAAGTTGGCGCAAGATCAACGGCGGATTTTATCGCGGATAGCGAAGAACGAACAAACGCAACAAAAACGGAAAACGAAAAAATGACGGATTTTTATTTCGAACAAGCGCAAAACGTCAACACGCGTGGAAATAATATTAGTGCAAACACCGCGTTAATTGTCCAAGCATTAGAAGAAGAAGCAACCGCAGTTGAAGAAAACGCAACGGCAACGGAACAATCCAATTTGTCAATTCAAAATTCAGAAGAAGCCGTCATTAATATAATAAATGATAAAAACGAAGCACAAAGCAATGCGGATATATTCAACACACGTTTATTGGTATCATCAACAAAATTGGAAAACATAAACAAACAAATTAAAAAAGTTTATGCGGATCAAAATTCAGTTTTGGCGGGATTAAGTCAAACCACAAACACACATTCATTTGCGACGGGAAATTTAAAAACCGCATATCAATTGTTAAAAGACGAAGTCAAAGGATATGAAGAAGAATTAACAAAACAAATTGTTATTGGTGAACAAGCAAAAACGGCGTTTATAAATTCCGAAGAAGCGCAAAAAATGAGTGTCGAAGATCGCGCAACACGTGTTGCAGAAATTGAAACGCAAACCGCGATCAAAGTAACAAAGGCAACAAACGACGTATTAAAAGCAAAAAAGGATTTGAAAGTTGTTGACGACGAAATCGAAAAACAAAACAAAATCATAAACAATGATTTAGAAACGCAAACAAATAAATTATTGGAATTGCGCGACGCGGGACAAAAGGTGATCGACGCGGACAAAGAACAATTAAAGATTTTACAAGATTTGCAAGACGCGGGTGCGGACGTTGCAAAAGAACGAATTTCATTGGCGTTAAAAGTTGCAAAAGCGGAATTGGATTTGGCATTGAAAACGGCGGAAGCGTCGGGAATTTCAACCGATCAACAAATTGCAGACATCAAACGATTAAAAGCACAAATCGGAGAATTTGAAGTTGCATTAAAAAGTGAAGGCGCGTCGGGCGGATTCTTAAAAGGTGCAATTTTTGGGACGAACGAAGAAGGCGGAATTTTCACGGGTGAAGAATTGATCGGTGCAATTGATATGACATTATCACAAGTCACGGACGTTATGGCGTCATTCAATCAATTACAACAAGAACAATTAAACACACGATTGGGTGTCATTGAAGCGGAAAAATCAAAAGAAATTGAAGCATACAAAGAAACCGAAGAATTCGCGTCAATGAGTGCCGAAGAACAAGCGACGGCAATCGAACAAATAGAGACAAAACACGACGACAAAATGTTGGCGTTGAAAATTGAGCAATTCGAAAAAGACAAAAAATTACAAACCGCCCAAGCAATTATAAGTGGCGCACAAGCGGTGATGGGAATTTTAGCGGGTTCGGCAACGAATAATGTTATTGCGGACGCAATCATAAAAGGTGTTATGATCGCGGGTGTTGTTGCAACAACGGCGTTTCAATTAGCAACAATAAAAGCACAAGCACCGCCAACGGCGGAATTGGGGGGTGTTATGGACGATTCATTTTTCAAAATGGGCGGAATGGTTCACGGACGATCACACGCACAAGGTGGTGAAAAATTTAGTGTTGGCGGACGTGTTGCGGAATTAGAAGGTGGCGAAGCGGTGATCAATAAAAGATCAACGGCAATGTTTAAACCTATATTGTCAAAAATGAATGTTGCGGGTGGCGGACGTAAATTTGCGGACGGGGGAATGGTTTTCCAAACGGACACATTAACGGGTGACAACGATATTTTCGAAGCATTAACCGAAGCAATGTCGAATCAACAAGTGTTGTTAGTTGAAGCGGACGTAACAAATTCACAACGTAATGTCAAAAATATTGAATCAAGAATAACATTTTAAAAAATAAATTTATGTTTATAGTAGATAAAAAAACAAAGAAAAAAAGAATGGACATTTGCAGAAAATGCGCCCATCGATCAAACAAGTTTTTACGCGTGTTAAATTACGATTCGTGTTCACTTTGTAAATGTTTATTAAGTGCAAAAACAAGTGTCACAAAAGAATTTGACGGGAAATGTCCAATTGGCAAATGGTAAAATAAACATATATTTGTTAAAAAAAACATTTATTAATGACGTTCCCAATATATAAAAAAAGTAAATTTGACGAAATGGAAAACAAACAAACCGAAATCGCAAAAGACATAACATCGGACGATCGCAAAGAAATTACACGTTTAATGGTTCGATTCATTGAACACAAAGACGCACGGGGTGCGTGGCAAATACCGCGAAAGGAAGGAATGCAATTGTTGCCATATTTCCAAAAATATGTTGATCCAAACACAAAGGGAAACATTTTTGGTTGTGGGGGTTGCGCAAAAAAAATGGTTGATTATATGTTTTCGATTTACAAAATATGGCAAAACCAAACGACATAACATTGGTGATTGATTTTATCGAAACAATATGGGACGAAGTGCAAACGCGTTTCGGGGAATTCGCGACGCCAAAAGACGTTGTTTATCATTTAACGGAACGCGGGTTGTGTGAACCAACACGAATTCGAAATTATTTGATCATTGCGGATTTTGACACAATATTGAGGGAAAACAAAGGACACGTCACACATACATTTATGGATTTGTCAATAAAATACAATCTAAGTGATCGACAAATTCAAGGAATCGTCTATAAATACCGCCCAAAATTCACCAAAAATGAAACAATATTGGGTGATTATAAGATAAAAGTAAAGAAAATACACAAAAAAAATCGTCGTTAAGTCGTTGATTTACAAGGGAAAACAAAATAATTCCCTTTTTTTATGCAATTAAAGTGAAAAAAAGTTGCACGGAATGAAAAAAAGGTTGTATATTTACACCATCAAACAACGGGAATAATCCCACAACCAAAAAAAACCAAATAAAATGTCAAATCAAGAATTAATCAACCAATTAAACGAAGGAACAAAAAGAACAATCGAATCAGTTAACGGAACAACAAGACGTTTAGTCAAAGAAATTTCAAAAGACGATTTAAGAAATTCAAAAGAATTAAAAGAAATGTTTTCATACTATTGTCCAAGCGTATTGACGCGTAAAATTAAAGGGTGTGAAAAATGGGGACGTATATTCACGGAACAAGTGGACGCGGAATCAAATTATGGACGTCCATTAAATTTTTATTATGAATTTGTTTGTCCCGATGGATTAAAGTTGATCAATAAAATAGAAACAACAACATCAATTCATTGTGGCGGTTTTCAAAAAGTTGACATCGTGCCAACGGACAATTTTAAAATTGAAAACGGAAAACCAACAATAAACAAAACAAACGAATATGTTATGAAAATGGACAAATTCAAATTTGCGGATATGGACAAATTGTCAAGAATTTCAAAATCACGTGAAGGAAGAAAATTCATCACAACAAATTTAAAACACCAATTTGTGACGGATATGTAATCCACAAAAACAAACATTAAAAGACACGGGCAAACAACCCGTGTTTTTTTATTCCCGTTATTTCGTAAAACTTTTTTTTACCTTTTTTATTTTTGTCACAATGAAAAATTGGTTCGAAATACAAAACAACGCAAAGTCGGAAACGGCGGACGTTTATATTTATTCAGAAGTAGGCGGACACGACGTGAACGCGAAAAATTTTATCGACGAATTAAAAACGATAAAAGACAAAAACATCGACGTTCACATTAATTCATTGGGCGGATCGGTGTTTGACGGATTGGCAATTTACAACGCATTAAAAAATCATTCAAAAAAAGTGACAACCAAAGTCGAAGGAATTTCGGCGTCCATTGCGTCAGTTATTGCAATGGCGGGTGACACAATAGAAATGGCGGAAAATTCATTGTTTATGATCCACAATCCATTTGCAATGAGTGGTGGCGACGCAAACGAATTAAGAAAAACCGCAAACATTTTAGATAAAATACGAAATGAAATTGCGGGAATTTACGCGTCAAAATCAAAACACAACGCGGATCATTATATTAATTTAATGGACGTCGAAACGTGGTTTAATTCAACGGAAACATTGGAAATGGGATTAATTAATGGGATCACACAACCATTAAAAATCGAAAACAATTATGACATTTCAAAATTTGAAAATATTTCAAACGAAAAAATAAACAAAATTATTAATCAATCAAAAACAATTGTTATGGCGGAAAATACGCAAAATGAAAACGTTGTTGAAACAAAAGAAGTTTCAAACGACGCGTCTTTAATAGGCAAAATCAAATCAATGTTAGGTGTTAAAAATGAACACGAAGAAGGACACGAAGGGGACGACACACCCGCAGAAAAGGCGGATTGGGCGTTGACATATGAAGAATTAAAATCAAGGGTTGACAATTTAGAAAACGCAATTCACGACATCGAGGAAAAAATGGGAATGGCGGAAAACGAAGTTGAAAACAAAACAAAAGAATTAGAAGTTGCAAACGAAGAAATACAAAACAAAGCGGTTGAAATTTCTAAATTAAAAGCGGGTAAAACCGACGTAAAACCAAACGGCGATCCAAGCGTGATCGAAAACGCGGTTGTTGATCCAAATATGGCATTTTTCAACGCAATGGTGAACACATTAAAACGCAAAGCATAACAAATAAAAAATTAACTAAAAAAAGAATTTAAAATGGCAAACGTAGCATTAGACAACATCACGGCGACATATAGTGGCGCACAATTTAACGAATTGTTTTTAGAACCAATCTTTAGGGATTCGGACATTATGCAATTTAGAGTAATACCGAACGTAAAACACAAAATGAATTTATACACGGCGGACGCATTGTCTTGTATCGTGAAAAAATACACAACGTGTGGTGGTGCGGAATCGGGCGATTTCAATATTAACGACAAAGTGATCACGGCGGGAAGAATGAGGGTTGCGGTTTCACAATGTCAAGACGCATTTTTTGGAACGTTTTTGGAAGAATCATTCAAAAATGGTGTTAACGTTTTCAATTTAGAAGGAACGGCGTTAATGGACACAATATTGGCAAACGTAAGAAACGGAATTTCGCAAGACGTTACACGTTTGGCGTGGTTCGGTGATACGCAAGAAGCGGGGGACAGCGCAAGTTGTTACAATTCAACCGATGGTTGGTGGAAACTTTTAATTGCGGATTCAGTAATTAACGGAAGAAAAACGGCAATCGCAAATTCAGCAACATTCGCAACGGGTGACGCAATTGTTGCATTACGTGCAATGTGGGCGAGTGCGCCGAGTGCTTTACAAGGTGTTCCAAACAACGAAAAAGGAATTTACGTTTCAAGATTAATGTATGACGATTATTTGACATCATTAGAAAATTTAGGAAACGCCGAAGGATTTTCACAATTAGTTGACGGATCATTGAAAGTTTATTTTAGAGGTGTTGAAGTTATCCCAATGTATGATTGGGACGTTGCAACGTCACAAAGATTGATCGCGGACAACGTTCGTGCGTGTTACGTAGCAAAACAAAATTTAGCGGTTGGAACGGACACAAACGATCCCGAAGGCGAAATGAAAATGTTTTACGACGATTTAACGGAAAAAGTTTATGTAAGAGCATATTTCAAATTAGGTGTTCAGTTTTTACACGATTCGTTGGTTCAAATAGGATATTAAATTAATAACATTAAAAAAATAAAGATATGAGCATTACAAGTGGACACAATGTGGTTTGTTGCGATAGAAATAGACGTGGCGGATTAAAAACTATACATTTAGCAAACACGGACGATATTACATCGTTCACATTAGACGCAACGGCGGGATCGCACGGATATACGGCGGTTGTTATGTCGGGCGCAACAACATTTTATAAATGGGAATTTGAAAGAGGAACGGCGGGTTTTACGGCGAACGCAACAAGGGAAAACGGATCAACATTGATTGAAGTTTCTTTAGAATTTTACATTCCAAAAGTGACGGGCGAAGTTAATTATGATTTAATGGAGTTAGTTACAAGTTGTGGAATTACGGCAATTGTTGAATCATACGCGGACGATTGCGCGTCACCCGCAGTAACATACAAATTCGTTTTAGGTTGGGATCAGATTTTCGAAGAAACGGCATATATGGAATTCACATCGGGTGAAGAATCAACGGGTGTTGGTTTACAAGACGCAAACGGAACGGCGATCACAATAACAACACAACAAGGTGAATACCCAAGAGCATTCACGGGAACAATTCCCGTTTAATATTTAATTATATTAATTGCATAAATTCATTGTTTGAATTCAAATTAGATTGGGGACATTTAAACGTGTTCCCAATTTTTTTTGTTCAACGTTCCAATTGTGAAAAAAAGTTGTATTTTTAACAAAACAAAAAATTAATAAAATGGCAAAATATAAATTACACAAAGACGTCGAGGGTTCAACATCATTTCGATATGATGGGAAAAAATATGAAACCAAAAATGTTGATCAATCTTTATTGAAAAAATTATTCAAAGAAGGTTTCGAATATGTAACGGAATTAAAAGAATCAAAAAAATCAACGAAAAATGACAAAAAAGAAAACAACGAAACAAACGATTAAAAACGTTGCAAAAAAAGTTGGATTCACAAAGTTTGACATTTTTAATTTAGGAATTCCCGAAAAAATACGTGAAAACGTAGATTTAAAAACAATTCGAACGCCGTTCATTCCAAATGGTGAAGACAATTTATTTCCACAATTTTTGGCGGAAGTTGCGCGACAATCGCCAACCCATCGTTCGATTTTAGGGCAAAAGAAAATTTTATCAATTGGGAAACAATTTCATTCAGAAAATCCAAATGTGCAATCATTTATTAATGACGCGAACACGGGCGAATCATTGCGTGAAGTTTACGGAAAAATAATTGGTGATTACTATACGTTCGGAAATGCTTATATGCAAATTGTAAGGTATGAAGGCGGGATCAATTTATATCATATTGATTCCACAAAATGTCGTGTTTCAAAAGATCAAAAACACATTTACATTCACCCCGATTGGGCGAAATATGGACAATCAAAAGAAGACACCGCAATTGTTCCCGTTTATCCAAATTTTGAAAAAAACACATCAATTATTCAATTCAAAGATTACGAACCGACATTCAATTATTATGGTTTGCCCGATTTCGTCGGTGCGATGTCGTGGTTGGCGATTGATTGGGAATTGCAAACATATAATGAAAGTAAATTCAAAAACAATTTTACGCCGTCCGCAATCGTTGAAATCAACGGCGATATGGGCGAAGAAGAAGCGGAAAAATTAGTTAAGGACGCACAACAAAAATGGACGGGCAAAGGCAATAATTCAAAAATTTTATTTTTAGTAAAAAACGGGGACACATCACCCGCGAATGTTACATTAATAAAAGACGGATCGGACGGATCATTTATGGATTTACAAAAATTGACGTCACAAAATATCATCACCGCCCATCGTTGGCAACCCGCAATGTCGGGGATCGTTAGCGCGGGAAAATTAAGCAACACGGGGAATGAAATTCGCGTTGCGTGGGAAATGGTTATGGGAACAATTATTAAAGACGTTGAAGGTTTAATATTTGGAAAAATTCAACAAATAATTAAAGAAAACACATCGTTAGACATTGACGATTTCGAAATTGTTTATGAACCGCCCGTGTCTTTTTTGTCGGACATAGTCCCATCGCAAGTTTTAACGATCAACGAACAACGTTTGGTGTTAGGTTTCGAAGCAACGGAATTTGGCGACGTTATGTTGACAAACACAAAAACAATTTAATATGGCAATCACAAATAATTATTTATCATATGATCCGTTAATTAGTGCGCAACAAGTTGTGACATATTCATTCACGAATCAAAACACGGATTTGACGTTAATATCAAACAATTTAATTCAAATGTCAGAATTTGCACATTTAAAAAGTGCAATCGGAAGTGATTTTTATTTGCATTTAAAAAAGATTTTTAATTCAACACCGACGGGATCACCAACAACGGCGGAAACAAATTTTTTGGCGGAATGGTTAATTCCAACGTTTGCGTGGTTTGTTCGTTTTGAAGTGATCAACGAAATTCAAGACAATTCGACGTCGGCGGGAATTGTTACAAATATGCCCGAATTTTCAAAAGCGGTTGACGCAAAGACATTAAACGTTTATAAACAAGACACATACAGACGCGGAAACGTTATGTTACAAGCAATGATCGAATTTTTAGACGACAACGCAAACGAATTTCCACAATATAACGCGACAACATCGGTTGATTGTAAAAACACAAAAAACGGAGTTAGTAAACAACACGGAATGATTATTTATTAAAATTATGCCATTACCAAATCCAAAAGAAGACGAAACAAAAGACGGGTTCATTTCACGTTGTATTGAAGACGAAAAATCAAAAGATGAATTCCCAAATTTGACACAACGAATTGCGGTGTGTGTTTCACAATGGGATCGCAAAGACGAAATCCAAAACGCGCCAAAAGTTAGAAAAAACGCGGATTGTCCCGATGGTTGGGAACACCAAATGGAAGACGGATCTTTTATGTGTGGAAAATCACACGGGGAAACAAAAAAAGAAAAAAAACCATACGGAAACGAAATTAATTATGATCACGCGTTGCAATTTACACAACAAGAAATGGACGAATTGCACGAAAACGGCGTTTTATATGTTACACAAACGGACGAAGACGGAACGAAAATGGTTATAAAATTCACTTATCAAAAAACAAACAATGAGTAATTTACACAAAGATTTATCGGACATTCAATTGCACGTTCCAAAAGGATTTGCGAATGCGTCCAACGGAACAAAATTAATCAAAAACGCGACGGGTGCGTTGGAATGGGCGACGGATTCGGGCGGTGGCGGTGGTGTGACACAAATTGTCGCGGGAACGGACATTTCGATTACGCCAACGGGCGGAACGGGTGCGGTTACAATTAATTCAACGGCGACGGGTGGTGTTTCACAAATAATTGCGGGAAATAATGTGACAATTTCGCCAAGTGGCGGAACGGGAAACGTAACAATTAACGCAACAATTCCATCGTCAACGGACAAAGTCACCGAAACAACAAAAGGATATTTGACACAAGGTGAAAAGCCGTCCACAAATTGGTTTTTGCAATCAATTACAAGCGGAACAAATTTTTCATTTGACACAAAACAAACCGCAACCATAATAAATTTGGCAAATCCATTGGAAGGAATAGGCGCGACATTTGCGAGTGCCGTTCGAAATGGAAGTGTTGATTCGTTTTCGGGAATTGTAACGGGAACGACAACAACGCAATGCGTAATGTCATTGTTTTTAATGCGTCCCGATTGCAAAAATAGTTTATTAAGAACCGCAACACAAATTGGAACAACAACAATTTCAGTCACGGCGGGTGGTGCGCATTGTTTTACCATTAGCCCGTTAACCGCAGTATTACCCAATGATCAATTTTGTATTGGTTTAAAAACAAATTCAAACGGGACAACATCATTCACGGGAACATTAGAAATCACATATTAAGAAATAATATTATGGAAAAATTCATTGATATAGCGAACAAATTTTGTCCAACAACATTAACAATTAATTTAACAACATTAGCAATTTCAATGACGGACGCCGAATTAATATTAAAACTTATGTCATATGCGGTTGCGATCGTATGGACAACAATAAAAGTAATAAAAGAAATAAAAAATTGGAATGGCGAAAAATAGTGTTTTCACATATAAAAAAACAAAGCAAACCAAACGGAAAGGAGTTCACGCCAAATCGAAAACGTCTAAAAATAAGACATCAAAAAATTATCGTAAACCATACGCGGGGGGGGGACGATAACCAACAATTGCGACAATAATATAAAACAAATTTTTATGTTTGCGCAATGTCACATCAATACGAATATTTAATAATTCATTGCACGGCAACAAAAGAAGGTTTCGAAGTAACACCCGAAATGATCCGTCAATGGCATATGGGAAAAAATGGGCGTGGTTGGACGCGGGTTGGATATTCCGATTTAATTTCAATCGACGGCACGTTGCACAATTTACATTTTGCGGACGGATCAAATCCATATGATCAAATAATTGAAAACCACGAAATGACGTGGGGTGTTCGTGGCATTAATAAAAAATCAAAACACGTTTGTTATGTTGGGGGATTAGACAAAGAAGGATCACCAAAAAACACAATGACAAACGATCAAAAAAATAGTTTACGAATATACATTGAACACGAAATTTTGCGTCACCCAAACATTAAGATTGCGGGACACAATCAATTTTCAAACAAAGCGTGTCCGTCTTTTGACGTTCCGAATTTTTGTTGTGAAATTGGTTTGGCAATGAATAACGTAAAAATGTAAAAAATAACATAAAATGAAGAATTTATCAAAATTAATAACATCAAAACGCGCAATAATAACATCAATTATGATTTTGTGTTGGATTGTGTTTGGAATCAAAGGAATTAACAACGGAACGGATTTGACGTCATTGGCAACATATTTTGCGAGTTTGTCACCATTTGTCATCGGTTACATATACGGCGAAACAAAACGTCCGAGTGGTTCAACGTGTTTAAATTGTGAATGTAAAAAATAACATATTAGTTTTTTTATTGGTTGTTTTATCGGGTTGTTGTTCGTTAAAATCACCCGTCAATCGTTATGAGTGCCAAAAACAAAGGGCATCGGAAAAAATCATTGTATTAACAAAACGTTTTCCCGAATTAATCCAACCGACGGACACGATCCGATTGTCGGACACAATAAACATTCAAAGCGTCGAAGTTGACACGTCGTTTGTTTTTGGCAACATAAACGACACAATCATTGTTGAACGCGACAAATTAATTATTAAATATATAAAAACCGATTCGTTAATTTATTTGACGGGCGAATGTATAGGTGACACAATTTATATTGATCGCGAAATTCCAATTGAAAAAATAGTAATTCAGAAATCACCAATCACAAAACAAATAAAAGATTGGACAATTTTTGGTGTTGTTTTGATCGTTGGGTTTTTAATTATAAAACGTTTTTTTAAAATATGAAAAAAGGGCAAAAATCACATAAACCATTTCGCCCGTATTTTTCAAAAGAAATGCAACCATTTGTCACGGCATTTCAAAAACACCCACAACCGACACAATTATATTATTTGAAAAAATGTGTCGAAGCAATGGAAGGTGGCGAAGAATCTATTTTCACACAAAATAAAAACGGCGCAACAATTGAAACGCCAAAATCAAACCGAATCAAAACAATTGACGATTTGGTGAATCATTGTCAAATTGATTTGGACATTTGGGAAATTGAACGTTACGTTGTGAACAAATGGGAAGTTGGATCAAATGTTGACGGACAAATTATTGTCGAACCATTATTTCAAATTAAAGCGTGGTTAAAACCAAACAACAACGTTTTAAACATCAAAGAAATAAAAAACGAAATTTTAGAAGAAATAAAAAGTTTCGCGCCCATTTACAAACCGAATAATTATAAAAAAATAAACAACGGGCAATTATTAGAAGTCAACATTTTTGATTTGCATTTTGGCAAATTATGTTGGGGGTTGGAAACGGGGGACAATTACGACACCAAAATTGCGTCAAAACTATTTTTAAACGCCATTTCCGCCATTATTAAACGTTCGGAAGGTTACGACATCAAACGCGTTGTTTTTCCCGTTGGAAACGATTTTTTTAATTCGGATTCACGTTGGAATCAAACAAGCGCGGGAACACCACAAGACGAGGACGTGAGGTGGCAAAAAACATTCAAGGCGGGACGCGAATTGTTGATCGCGGGAATTGATCTTTTGTCAAAGGTTGCGCCCGTTGACGTTGTAATTGTGCAAGGAAACCACGATTGGGAACGATCATTTTATGTTGGGGACGTTTTGTCGTGTTGGTATCACAACAACCCAAACGTTGACGTTAACAATCAACCAACACCGCGAAAACATTATCAATTCGGAAATTGTTTGATCACATACACACACGGAAACAATGAAAAAATTATTGATTTGCCGTTGTTGGTGGCGTCCGAAGTCCCTAAATTATGGGCAAAAACACAATTTCGTGAAATACACATTGGACATTTACACCATAAAAAGGAAATAAAATTTATGTCAACGCAAGAAATAAAGGGAATCACGATTCGTTTTATGCGATCATTGAGTGGAACGGACGCGTGGCACAATTTAAAAGGTTACACGGGCGGAATTCGTAGTTGTGAAGCGTTCATTTGGGACGAAAACGAAGGTTTAATATGCCAATTCGCGCACAATTTGGTGAAATAATTTCCAATTTCTTATCAGATAATGAAAGTTTTTTTCAATAAAAGTGAAAAAATGTTTGGTGGAATGAAACTTTGTTGTATCTTTACACCAAGTTAAGACACAAAGTTTTGACGAAAACCAAAAAAAACCACAAAATGAAAAATTGGATCAACACACTAATCGAAGAAAAAGGATTAAACATTCACACAACAATTGACGTTGAAGGAAAAAGCGGATTAAACATTATCCCATTGGGCGTTGTTGTTGAACACATCTTAATCGCACCACAACACGAACAAAACCAAATCAAAAACACATTGGTAAAAATTGATTTTCACAACGGCGACGTTATGCACTTTTTCACATTTTTAGCAAAAGCAATTGCAAGATAATAACAACAAGGGCGGGAACGAATCCCGCCCATTTAATCAAACCAAAAAAAACCAATTATGAAATTTACAAAATTTGACGGCGGACGAAAACAAGCATTTCCAAAAGCAGACACACGCGCGGGTGATTGTGTGATTCGAGCAATCGCAATTGCAACACATCAAGATTACAAAAAAGTTTGGAACGATTTGTTTTCAATATCATTGGAAACGGGAAATTTCCCAAACGCGGATTCAACGTGTGTTGCATATTTAGAACAACAAGGTTGGGAACGAATCAAGTTTGGAAAACGAATGGTTCGTATGAATTCAAAATTAATCCCAAAAAACAAAACGATTATTTGTCACGTTCGCAAACATTGGGTTGCAATGATCAACGGAACAATTTTCGACACGTGGGATTCCCGAACAAATAGTTGGGACGAACCAAACCGCGTGTTTTCATATTACATCAAAAACAAATAATTAAAAACGGGCGGGTGTGATTCCCGCCCATATTAAAACAAACAAAATGAAAAATTTATTATCAGTATTTAAAAACCTGTTTTCAAGACATCAAATTATTGAATCAATCCAATTGGACACGGGCGTTGTTTGCGTTCATTCATTGGACACGTGGCGTGGCGTCATAACTATTAAAACAATATAATTATGGACACGGAAAAATTCATTAAAAAAAAATTATTAGAAATAATAAAAAATAAACCAAAAGACAAAAAAGAAGAACAAAAACAAATGAATGCAATTCTTTTTTATTTAAAAACCAAATCAAAAAACAAACAATAATTATGTCAAAACAATTTCATTACAAAAACCAAAAATCCGTTCCGTCACAAAAAACGGGGGGAACAATGTATTATCTTTTTTTCAATGATGGCGAACGATCATTTCGAACGTGTGTCGATTCGGGTTATCGAAATTTCACAAAATGGGAACGTCTAATTAAGAACGCAACACGTGGTGACATTGTTAATGGATTGCGTGTTGTTGGAAACGGAATCATTGACGCGGATTCAAACCCGCGATATGGCGGAAACATTTATAAAAAATAATTGCATTTTATAAAACTTTATTATTAAATTTGTAGAACCAAAAAAAAACAAAATGGAAAACAACAACACACAACGCGAACGTTTGAAAACATTATTCAAACATTATAAATTGGATCGCGAAGACATTTTCACAATGAAAATGGGCGGACGAAAAATCCCAATTGTCACACGAACGGGAATCGAAAAAATAATGTCACACGACAACATCAAATTAAAATATGAAGTCATTGTTTGTGAACGTGATTTTTGCGCGGTTAAATGTATGGCAACAAAAGAAACCGAAAACGGAACAATTGAAATTGAATCATATTCAACCGCACAACCGAAAAATTGCAAATCAACATATTATTTAGAAATGGCGGAAAAAAGAAGTAAGGGACGCGCAATTTTAATGTTGACGGAATTTTATAGTTTGGGGGTATATTCCGAAGTTGAAGCCGACGATTTTAAACGTCCGCCACAACCAACACCGCCAACGGACAAAGACGAACCAAAAACGGATTTGGGGAACATCGGACAAGCGTTTATCGATTATAATTCATAAAACAAAAAGCAATGTTAAAAATCACAATCATTATTTTATCAATCATTTTATTTTTCATTTTCATTGCGGTTGCGTTTGCAAACGGATTGATTAGAGGTTTAAAAATTATGTCAACACGTAATTTAAAAACATCAAAAATTGAAAAAGACGTGATCAAAAAAGTTTTCAAAGACGATCCAAAAGTTGATCCATTCTTTTATTCATTATATATAAAAGACGAAATCAACAAACAAGTTGAAGAAAACAAAAAAACAATAATCAAAAACAAAAAACGAAAATATGTCAAGCGATCAAAAAAATGACGATCAATGGATTGACGACATATTGGACGACATAGACGATCCAATTGTTGCCGAAACGGGATCATTTAATTATTTGGGATTTGTTGAATCATTAATTATGAATTCATTAAACACCGAAGAACAAAAACAAATTATGTTGAATGACATTGACACAATGCGTCAATCGGAAATGTCAAAATTAGTTTTTGAATTAAAAGAAAATCAAAACCACAAAGATTGTCGCGAACAATTCCGCGAAATGTGTAAACGTGGCGTATTTAATTAACTATAAAACAAAAAAAATGAAGAAAAAAGACAACGAATTTTCAAAGACGTTAAGATTTCACGGGGTTTCAAAACGTGATTTAGGAACGGAATTAAAATTGTCGCAACCAACGATCAAAAGTTATTGCGAAAACCCAACAATGTTTCGATTGAATCAATTAAAAACAATCGGAAAAATGACGGATTTAAAATTGGAACAATTAGACGACATAATCAATGCCGAAACCAAGAATTTATAAGTCGTTCGAATCATTAAGCGAAGACAAAAAGGACACAATTTTGAAATGGATATTGGATCACCAATCAACAATTTTAAACGCGTCAATCCATTTTAATTTGCCACGTGAAACGATTAACAAAATATATGCGGAACGATATATTGCAAAAAAAGAAAAATTAAAAAATAATTAAAAACAAAAAAAATGAACGAAGACAAAATTTTTATGAATGGAATATTCATTAGAGAAAAACAATTTGACAATGGCGGATCAATTATTAAATGTGAAATTGTTAACGCATTTGATTTTGCGGATCAATTAAAAAAACACGCAAAAAGTGACGGAAAAATTACATTGGAAATAAAATCACGTCGTGAAAAAGCGGAAAACGGATTGACGCATTATTGCGAAGTTTCACAATTTGTTCCACAACAACAAACAAACAATCAATCACAAAATGTTTCAACAAATCAAAATAATTTTCACACATCGGACGACGATATGCCGTTTTAATTTTTAGATTTGCAGAATGGAAAACAAACAAACCAAAGAAAACCGCCAATTTTTAGGGATATGGATTCCCCGCGAAATTTATTTGAACAAAAAATTAAGTTGGACGGATAAAATTTTATTGATTGAAATTGAATCGTTGGACAACGAACGTGGGTGTTTTGCGTCCAATGATTATTTCGCCGAATTTTTAGGTGTTACCAAAACAACCATTTCAACGTCGGTTTCTAAATTGAAAAAATTGGGTTACATTGAACAAGTTTCGTTCGACGGACGCACACGCATTTTAAAAGCAGATTTTAAAAAAATGGAAATGCAGAGTTTAAAAAAACTTAAAAGCAGACACACGGAAAATTTAACACATAATAAACAAGATAATAAAACAATTAATAAAACAATTAAAAAAGAAAAAAAATATATAAAAAAAGATTTTGAAATTTTAAAAGAAGAACCAAAAGTTGAAACCAAAAAATTAATGGACGATCCAAAAATGAATCAAAAAGTGAATTCAATAATTAACGGCGCAATTTGTATTGACGTAAAAGAATTAAAAAATCAAACAATGTGGTTGGAACATTGTTCGCGGTATCTTTTATTGAATCCATTTCACACGGAAAAATTATTGCAACAATTTGTTGACGAACAAAATTTAAAAGATGACGCGTTCAAATCAATTAAGGAAACAAAATCGCATTTTTTGAATTGGGCGAAAATAGAGGTTGCAAAGAACCGAAGGTTCGGAAATGATCAATGGGGACGTTCCGCGCCAAACGTTCCGCATAGACAACAAAACGCACCGCAAAAACAAGAATTTAAACCGCCCGTTGTAAGTGAAGAAGAAAAAAAACGATTGCACGTGAATTTTATAACGGACAATTTGTTGAAACCATACAACACATTTGTTTCGTCGGGTTCACTTTACATCACAAATTTTGGGGGGATTGTTTACAAGACATTAAAAAAACATAATTTATTGGTTGACGATCAAAAGGTGATCAACAAATTAAAAAAGGATTTGGAATCAAAAAAAGAAAAACAAAAAAATCGTGGGCGCATATCAAAATCGTTTGTTGAATCATTGGGAAAAACAAACAATTCAAATTTTGAAATCGAACACATTAAAATTTCATTGCATATGTTAAAAGATAAAAAAGTCAATTTGGAAAAAATCGTTTTGTAATGGCACAAAATGAATTGAAAGTTCAAATCGCGGTTGTTAATTGGATCAAATGGAATTTCCCCGAAATGCTTTATTGCGCAAGTGCGGGGGGAATGCGGACGTCATTAAGTGTTGCAAAAAAAATGAAGGCGTCGGGATATGTTAAGGGAATGCCCGATTTGCAATTAATGCACCCAACCGCAAAACATTGTGGAATGTTCATTGAATTAAAAGCGGATTCAAAGGGTTACGCGTCAAAAGAACAAAAAGAATGGATCAAAAAATTGAACGATCGCGGATATTATGCCGTTGTTGCAAAAGGTTTTGACGAAGCAATCGAACAAATCACCGCATATTTGAACGAAGAAACGGACGAATTATCAGAGTAAAACAAAAATAAATGAAAGTTTTTTTCATTTTATAGTGTTGGAATGAAAAATTGTTTTATCTTTACACTATAATTGAAACGCGAAGTTTTAATCAAACCAAAAAAAACCAAATCAAAATGTTAGAATCTACAAAAAACCAAATCACAAAAGAAGTAATCGAAACAATCAACGCGTTGACACAATACGCAAAAGAAGACATTTCAATTTTAAAATCAGAAGGTTGTATGTCGGTAACGGGAACACAACACGGGTGTATGGATTTAACAATTGACAAAAATTTATTTTCAGCAATTGGAAGAAAAAGAAATTCAAACGGACAAATTGAAATCACATCATTATTAAATTACGGAACGGAAAAAGAAATGATGGAATTGTTAATGTGTTCTTATACAATCGAAGCATAAAAAAAAAAGGGCGGGAATAATCACCCGCCCAAAATAAACGGGAAAAAAGAAAAAAAGGGATCACACGGATTGATCAACAAGAATTCCGACACGATCGCGACGTGTAGCAAAACAACAAAAAGTGGAAAACCAAAATCCAAAACCCGTTTTAATAAAACACCCAATGAATAAAATTGAAGAAACAAACGAAGGATTCCGCGTGGCACGTTATGACGGAACGGGATTCGAATATGTGTCCAAACCATTTATCAAATTGTTTAACGCACAACGCGAATTGGAACGGATCAACGCGAATCAAAAAAACAATTTGGATCAATTCCCATTGATAACCCAAATGCAACAACACGCAATCAATGACGTTATGTTGGCAAAGAAACACAAAAACATTGCGATTACGGACACGAAATGTGGTGTGGTTTACATTGAATTTTGGAACAACATTTTTTGTATGTCATACGGGGAAAAACTATTGCAAACGGACAACGAATTAATGATCGTCGAGGTTTTAAAAGGATTATACAAATTCACGATCGAATCAGTAATAACGAAAAAAAATAAAAAAAACTTTTATTTATTGTTGTCGGAATGAAAAATTCTTTTATCTTTGTCAAAGAATTATTAATCAAACCAAAAAAAACCAATTATGCAAATCATCAAAACAACCACAATCGGAAATTCAGTTTACACAATAACATTCAACGGATCAAACACATATTTTGTTTGCAACGAATTTGATTGTGAAGGACATTTCACAACGTTACGCAAAGCGGAAAACAAATTAAAAAAAATCGCGTCTTATTACGCATAACATAAACGGCGGGTGAAATTCCCGCCAACCAAAAAAAACCAACCACAATGAAAAAAGATTTTGCACAATTACAATATTACAATGACGGATCGGAAACATTAGAAACCGAAACAACCATTGACAACAAACAATGTTCAATTTACTATTTTAACGATCGTGACGAAATCGAAATCGTTTTTTGGTGTGATCATCACGGGGACGAAATTAAGTTCATTAAAACGTCTAATTTTGATTCATTCCGCGAAGACATCGAACAACGCGGACATTTGGAATTTTACAACGATCGTTGGGATTATGCGACGGAATCAGTTTATCAAGATTATTTCATTCAAGATTGGGACGAATGGTTGGACGAAACGGGAAAAAATTATTTAACCGAATTCGCATTGGAACAATTAGACAAACACGGAAAACAATATGTCAAACGATCAATGACGGATCGAATCATTAGATTTTGCGCAATTATTAATTATAATTTAAAACAATGCGTTTCACGTATCACGAAACAAACACAAAAATAAAATTATCATATATGGATTTTACAACACACACAAACGATCACACGGAAATTGATTTCGATTTATTCGGATTTAATGAATTCGCAAAAGAAAATTTTAAATTCAAACCATCGGAAATCGATTCAACAAATCCGTCCGCAATAATTGAATGGGCGTCGTATATCGAAACGCGATCGTGGGGGATCAAATCATTTGACGTTTTCGCAACACAAATAAAAGGATTGGAAATTTCGGTTGAATATTACGCGGACGACATCGACGAAACGTTATATGAAAAAACATTTGATTTGACGGAATTAATAAAAGATTTTGAATTAAAATCAGAAACAACGGATCAAAATATGTTTTGTGTTCAACGTGTCGAATTAGATTTTGAACGCAAAGAAATAACAATAAATTTTTAAAAAATGGAAATATCAAAACCCGAATATCGCGAACACGTCATTTCAAATTGTTGTTCGTGTGGCATATACGAAGACACGGACGAATGTTCGGATTGTTTGGAACATTGCACGTTTATATTAAAAGAACCAACCGCATTTCACCAATGGGTGTTGTTGCAAGGTGAACACGATATAAAAAAAATAATGGACGTGTTGCGATCCGAAATAATAAACAATCAAAATCAAATGGTGTTTGAATTAATGGACATCGTGGACATTGGCGAAAAAACATATAACAACCAAACATTGGAACGCGTCGCAATAATGTTGTTGGAAACAAAACACACAACATTGAGAATGGACGACGTAAAATTATTAATTAAACAAAAAAAAGAAAATGGGATCAATTAAAGCATTAGGGCAAAACGAACAAGAAAAACAAACAAAACAATCATTGACACCACGTGATCAAATGTTGCATATTATGCGCACAATATGGAGTTCACGAACGGACGATCAATTAAAAGCGTGTCGAAAAATGATTAAAACATTTGAACGTGCCAACGGATCGGATAATTTCGGATTAACATTAATGGAAATCGAAATGGAACGACAAAAAAGATTGAATCAATTATTTAAAAATATGGGAAATGTTCAAACGGCATTGGATAAACAAAACAAAGAAAAAAAGGAACAAGCAAACAAAGTGAATCCAAAAATGTTATTGAGTAAAGAACAATTAAAAAAGGAAAATAAAAAGAAGACAAAAGCAAAAAAGAAAAAATAAACTTTTATTGCGAAAACATAATGGAAAAACAAACGTAATTTTACATTTCAATAATTGGCGATCGTTTTGTTTGTTTTCCCGATCGTCGGTTTTTTTTGGTTGAGTGGACGGCGTGGTTGCCGTCCATTCTTTTTTCAATAACATTTTAAAAATAAAACAATGACAAACGAATTTGACAAATACAAACCCAAAGACGATTTCAAAAAATACGAATCATTAAATGATTATTTGTCCGAAGACAAAACAACGGATCAACCAAAAGAAAAATTCGACAAAGTAATTACATTAAAGGTGACAAAGGAAACACACGAAATGTGGAATCAATTGTGTGAAAATTGGGGTGACGTGTTGGGTTATGATAACAAATCAAAAATATTTGAATTTGCAATTGTCGAAGCGTTAAACGTTCCGATCAGTTCGTTAGGCGGTTACAATTTCGAAGGGTGGGACATAGACGACAAATAAATGTTTTCTTTATTTTGTGAAACAATTTTGATTTCTTTTGTTACTTTTGTAAAAACATAAAAACAAATAAAATGTTACGAAATGGGACAATCTAAAAAAAAGGATCAGAAACGCACCGAAATAACAAAGGACACATTATTAAAACATTTGGAACAAAATATGGGAAACGTCACGTTGGCGTGTCATTTTGGGAAATGTAGTCGATCAACATTTTATCGATATTATAACGCGGACGACGAATTTAAAAAAGCCGTTGACGATATAACGGAAATCGCGATTGACATTTGCGAATCCGAATTGTGGAAACAAATAAAAGACGGCAACGTTCCGTGTATTTTATTTTATTTAAAAACAAAAGGAAAATCACGTGGATATGTTGAACGTCAAGAATTAACGGGACAAGACGGAAAACCGATTAATTGGAACGAAACAAAAACATACGCCACGAATGAAATTATCAGTCAAACAAACGATCGCGATTGATTATTTAGAAGACACCGACACAAACGTTATTTTATACGGCGGGGGTGCGGGTGGCGGAAAATCAATGTTGGGCGCATATTGGGTTTTAAAACAATGTTTGAAATATCCAAACACGCGTTATGTGATTGGACGATCACGTTTAAAAAATTTGAAGGAAACAACGTTGCGATCATTGTTTGAAGTTTGTTCAATGCAAGGATTGACGGCGAATGTCGATTTCACTTATAATGAAACAAAATCGTTGATCACAATTCACCAAACCAAATCCGAAATTTTATTAAAAGATTTGTTCCATTATCCGTCCGATCCAAATTTTGATTCGTTGGGATCAATGGAAATCACGGGCGCGTTTATTGACGAAGCAACCGAAATAACAACGACGGCATATAATGTGATTCAATCACGAATGCGTTATAATTTAGACAAACACGGATTGACGCCCAAATTGTTAATGACGTGCAATCCGTCAAAGGGTTGGATTTATTCGGAGTTTTACAAAAAATTCAAAGACGGGACATTGGACGACAACAAACAATTCGTTCAATCATTAGTCACGGACAATCCCAACATTTCAAAACATTACATCAACCAATTACGACAATTGGACGTGTTATCACAAAAACGTTTGTTGTTTGGCGATTGGGAATATAGCGACGACGACACACAATTGTTTTCAATTGACGCGTTAAACGATATGTTTACAAATGAATATGTTTCGGGGGTTGGACAAAAATTCATTTCCGTTGACGTTGCGCGATATGGACGGGATCAATCGGTTGTTTGTTTGTGGCACGATTGGCGTTGTGAAGAAATCAAAACGTTTGACAAAAATTCAATTGACGAATTGGCAAACATCGTTGATCAGTTGGCAAAGAAACACAACGTCCAACGATCAAACATTGTCGCGGATTCGGACGGCGTGGGTGGTGGTTTTGTTGATATGTTGAAGGGTTGCAAATCTTTTGTCAATAATTCAAAAGCATTGGACAATGAAAATTTCAGAAACTTAAAAACACAATGTTATTATAAATTCGCGCAACGTGTTATGAATGGACAAATATACATCAACACAAATAATGGTGAATTGAAAAACAAAATCATTATGGAATTTGAAATGGTTAAACAACACGACATCGACAAAGACAACAAATTGTCAATCACACCAAAAGACAAAATCAAATCATTATTGGGACGATCGCCCGATTTGTCGGACGCGTTGATTATGCGATATTATTTCGAATTAAGTAAAACGAAAATTCTTTATTTTGGATAAACCAAAAATTGCGATGGACATATAAAACATTTTTTTAGTTTTGTAAATTATGGAAATAAAAACATTGAACAAAGAACACGGCAAAATTTTAAATGGATTTATCAATGACGTTGAACGTTTTATTTATATAATCACGGACGATCAAAATTTTTATAAATTCAAAAATTTTAAACCCGTTATTTCCAACGCAAAAGAATTACACAACAACATTGGACGTGAATTAAAATCAATGAACATTGACGAATCGGAGTGGGTTTATATGTTTCCAAATTATATGTTGTTCGCGGGAATCGGTTTTGCGTCCGCAATAAAAAACAAAAACAATGAAAATTTAGTAAACGAACAAACCGAAATGTTATTCAATTCAATTCAAAACACAATTAATGAATTGGAACAAATGATTGATAAAAGAAAATTCAGACGTGAAAAAAGATTAAAAACCAAAAACCAAAAACAAACAAATGATTAATTTATTAGTAGGAAAAACAAAAACAAAAATCCCGAATTCGTGGGACGAAATCACGTTGGACAAATATTCAAAGATTTACGAAATAATAAAAGAAAACGAATTTGAAGAACCAACACACGAAGACGGATTCAAAACGGATCAACAATTGAAAGTGATTGAATCACAACGCAATTTGAATAATTTAAAAGTCAACAAATTAGTGTTTCAAGAATTAACGGGTTTGACAAATGAAATCGTTAACAATTCGAATGCGGAAAAAATGTCAAACGTTTTAATGACAATGACGAATTTTTTAAATTCAAATATCACGGACAATGAAAAAATCGATGGTGAACAAAAAAGTTTCAAATACAAAAACAAAGAATATTTTTTTCCAAAATCTAAAATGACGGAATCAACGTTTGGTGATTTTATAGAAACGGCGCAATTGGATA